CGCCGTCGCGTCTTCCTTATCGCAAGTGCTTCTATCCCAGGCAGACGACCGCTACTTGTTGAGCGAGAAGGCAGCGTCTGGGATCCTGCGGAGAACCGAGGAGCGGGGTCACCCCCTACCGGAGCGGCTACGGGAAGCTCTGATCAGAGTCGTGCAGACTCGCCAGTAGTAGTGGACTTCCGACACAGCACGATCAATGCAATGGTGTCGCCCACGTTGCAGGCCAAGAACTCTGGCGGCGTGTCCCTCAACTATCTACCGGGTGTCATTCAAGATGTGTGAGGAGACGTGCTGCAACTGTGGAAACGACATCGGGCCTTGGCACCTGTGTACTGATTGCCTGGAGGATCTAAGTGGAGTGGTGGACAAAGGGCAGACGAGCCATGTCGGAGACAGACCACGAGACGTGGAACGTTGAAGGTGTTTGCCCGACATTGAACGCCTTTGACAACGCCACGGAGACAAGGGCCACCGTGCTTGCCAGTAACGCAACATGTGTCCGACGCCTCACACCTATCGAGTGCGAGCGCCTCCAAGGATTCCCTGACGACTGGACTGCCGGCCTAGCCGACTCCCACCGCTACAAGCAGATGGGTAACGCCGTCACTGTCAACGTCGCCCACTACATAGGGAGCCTGCTCCCAGATGCGTAGCCTCCACCGTGCCGTCAAGGCAGGCAACAAGATCGCAGCGACGCTGCCGAACGTGTACCAGTCCCTGGCGGCACGCCAAATCCACCTGCGTCGTGGAGAAATCACGATGCTTAGTGGTCCCCCTGGTGCAGGCAAGTCCACCCTCGCGCTGCACTGGGCATTACAGGCACAGAGGCCCACGCTGTATTTCAGCGCGGACACGCACGAACACACAATGGCGCTACGTCTCGCATCAATGATCACCGACGTTGACCAGTCCCAGGTGGAACCCATGATGGCTGACTCTGAGTGGGCAGGCGAAGTACTCGCTCAGGCGAAGCACATCCGCTGGTGCTTCGAGTCCGCACCATCCTTGTCTGACATCGAGCTGGAGATTGATGCGTTCGTGGAACTGTACGGGCAGTACCCCGAACTCGTGGTCATCGACAACCTGATCGACTGCACGCATTCGGATGGTGACGCTTGGGAATCCCTGCGGTCCCTGCTCAGGGAATTCAAATGGTGGAGTCGGGAAACATCCGCTGCATTCCTAACGTTGCATCACACGTCGGAGGGTGTTCCCGGTAACCCTGCTCCCCCACGCTCGGCGATCATGGGCAAGCTCGCGCAGACACCCGCCTGCATTCTGACCGTGACGAACTCCAACCCTGGATTCCTCGGGATTTGCAGCGTCAAGAATCGGTACGGCCCTGCTGATCCGTCGGGTAGCCAGGTGTCGTGGCTCGTATATGAGCCGGCACGGATGCATATCGCCGACTTGGAGACACGATGACGAGCTGTGACCACCCGGCGAGGGTGACCATTACGAGGGACGGCATCGGCAGAGTTTTCTGCTGGTGCTGCGGGTCCGGTTTGCGTGAGGCTAACGATGAGTGATGCCTCCGCTAAGGCTCGAGCGAACAAGCGCAAAGGCGCAGGGTTTGAGATCGACCTAGAGAACTTTTTCCGATCGAAGTTTCTCCAGATCATGCGCCTAGTGCGACGTGGCAAGGACGATGAAGGGGACGAGGTCATCCGTGTCCACGACCTAGCAGTCGTGATCGAAGCGAAGAACGAAAAGAGCATTGACCTCAGCGGGTACATGCGGGAAGCAACCGAAGAAGCATTGCGTTGGGAAGCAAGACACGTACACGACCCCAAGCCAGCATCCCTCGTCATCGGTGCCGCCGCCATCAAGCGGCGCAACCACCCCATATCCAAGTCCTACATCGTGATTGAGGCTGAAGACTTTGCAGAACTCCTCCTATTCATACAGAAGCGGTGACCTATGGGCGGTGTTAACGAAGTACGGATGGCAGTTACCGACACCGAAACGCGGATGGCAAACAGTGCGGTGTGGCTTTCACCCGGACAAGACGCCATCGTGTCGCGTGTCCAACGACACCGGGGGTATCACGTGTTTCAGTTGCGGCTTCAAAGGGGATCTGGTTGCTGTTGTAAAAGAGTACGAGGGGTGTGGGTGGCGTGAAGCTTACCGACGCTGCGAGGAGATTACTGGAGGAGACAGTCACCCGGTATCAACTGGATCTGGAGCAGGTCGCCCCATATCTGAAGGCAAGAGGTTTCAGTCACGAGGCGGCGACTACGTTCCGGCTCGGCTACGTGAGCGGTGAACATGCTGGCGACAGCGACTACACCGGCAGGCTCGCCATCCCCTACCTGACACCCGCTGGTGTCGTGGACATCCGCTACCGATCCCTCACCCCTGACGGCCCGAAGTACCTGTCACGTCCAGGCGCGAAGACGAAGCTCTTCAACGTGAAGGATCTCCTCATCGAGTCCCCAACCCTGTACGTGACGGAGGGTGAGGCTGACTGCATCACCGCTTCAGCCATGTGTGGACTGCCTACGGTCGGTGTGCCCGGTGCGAACAATTGGGCGAACCATTTCAAGTTGCTGATGGCTGACTACAACCGGGTCATCGTGATGTGCGACGGGGATGAGGCTGGTCGCCAATTCGGGAAGACCGTGTGCAAAGAGGTCGATACGGCTGTGGCGGTGTCGATGCCCCCAGGTATGGACGTGAATGACGTGTATGTGTCGGCAGGCCGTCAGGCCGTGATCGAAATGGTGATGGTGTGAATGCTCCCTCAGGACTGGGAACTGCTACTCAGGCAATTGCAAGAGATGGGTTTGAGTGTTGTGAAGGTGGACAAGGTCAGGTATCTGGTCACCGTGTTCGTGCCACCACCGAAACGATGAAGCCCATTAATGCTGAGCTGGCGACCGAGGCTGTGCGCCTGGTCACGGGTGACAGGCAAGCCGCCTATGACCATCCGTCCGTGAACTTTCAACGGATCGCGGACCTGTGGTCCCCCATCCTAGGTGTTCGGGTGACCCCGCAGCAGGTGGCGTTGTGTTCCGTGCAGATCAAGATCGCTCGAGAGATCCACGCCCACAAGGCCGACAATCTTACCGACGCAATTGGCTACCTGCTGTGCCTGGATGCGTGCATTGATGGATAGCTCGGACTTCCCTGACGTGTCGGAGATGGTGGATCCCATCGTTAACGTGCATCTGGTCAGTGGGCATGTGATCAAGATGGCGCAGGTGTCCATCGTTGAGATCGCGAAACGACTCGAGCAGCACGGGTTCGTGTACCTCTCAGACGGAGAGGGGGCGTATGCAGTTTTCTTCCATCATGGAGTGGCGGCACTAACCGTGCCAGTTTTGACAGAGCGCGACTCATAATCTTTGGAGACACGAAACTATGCGCCGAATCTACACCATCAGTGATTTGCAAGTACCGTACTGCGACCGTAAAGCTGTCGATGCTGTAGCCCAATGCATCGCCGACACGAAAACCAAGGACGACATGGTTGTCAGCGTCGGTGACGAGATGGATTTTCAGACCATCAGCAAGTACGCGCAGGGCACGGAGTTGGAGTGGGAACGCAGCATCGGCAAGGATCGGGATCTCACGCATCAGATCCTCAAGGATCTTCAGGTGCAGCACATCTCGAGATCGAACCATTGTGATCGGTTGTGGTTGTCGATCACGCGCAGGCTTCCGGGCCTGCTCGGTGCCCCCGAATTGGAGTTGGAGAACTTCCTACGCCTCCCCGAATTGGGAATCACGTATCACAAGAAGGCTTTCAAGATGGCCCCGAATACCCTGCTCATGCATGGTGACGAGGCTGGTGTGGTGCAGGTTGCCGGCTCAACTTCAGCAGGGCTGGTTCGGCGCACAGGCATGAATTGCGTGATCGGGCACACTCACCGCCAGGGCTATCAACCGGTAACATTTGCTATCAACGGGGTCCAGACCCGCACCCTGTGGGGTATGGAGGTCGGGAACCTCGTAGACATGCGCTCGCCCGGCATGCAGTACACGAAGACCCACAACTGGCAGCAGGGCTGGGCAGTCGTGTACGTGGACGGTCAGACCGTCATCCCCCAACCCATCCCGATTATGAACAAGTCTTTCGTGTTCGAGGGGGTGCAGTACTCATGGCGGTAGCCGAAGCCACGGTCACCGATACGGAAATCCGTATCGCCAATGGTGTAGCGAAACGAGTCCACAGGAATCAACGCTTCCTGCTCGAGTTCGATGACATCCGATCCGAGATGTACCTGTGGATGGCTGCACACCCGGACAAGTTGTCCCGCTGGCGGGAAGAAGGAAAGGTCGGGACAGGGAAGCTGGGCACGGCCCTCTACCGGGCCGGCATGCGCTGGGCAACCAAGGAACGAGCCATCCTCACCCGCACCCAGGTGCAAGACCACGCGTTCTACTCCGAAGCGATCCTGCACGAGCTGCTTCCCGACGTGTACGACTACGACAACTGGATCCTCAACACGTTCGAGGATGACACGGACGGACGTACACAGTCACGTCCCGGTGAGGGCAACACTCGGCTGGCGATGCTGGTCGATGTGAAGTTCGCTCTCGATTCACTCACCGAAGAGGATCAGGAACTTTTGCAGGCCCGGTTCGCTGATGGCGGGATGGATGTGCAGATCCTCGCAGCCACCTACCAGGCTCACGAGTCCACGATCCGGCGTCGTGTCAGGAATGCGCTCAGGAAATTGTCGGACAAGCTCGGTGGTGAACCACCGTGGGTTTAGGAGATCGCATGTCTTGGTGGGTTGTGCCTGTCTTGGCTGGTTTAGGTGTGCTGGGGTTGCTCGCTGGTTGGACTGTCGGCACCATCCTTGTCGCCTTCAGGCAGCAGCCGATGGATGTTTGGGAAGACTGGGAAGACTGAAGCGCATGATGTGCAAACCCCGCTCGATGTGAGCGGGGCTCCACACCAGAAACAATCAGTCATTCACAGCCTCAAGGGTTGAGATGGCAAGCTCAAACCCGTTCAGCAGGTCTTCATCTCGATAGAAGATGTCGCTTCCCGGCTGACGGAAAGCCACCTCAAGCCGGATAAGCTCCTCCTTCAGTACCGCTATGGCAGCATCGTGTCGGCTCATCTAGGTAGTCCTACCAGAATGTCCCAACCCTCCACACCAAGAGATGACTCCGTGAGGACAGACTCGAGGACCTGACTGCGGTGGTATAGGGACAGGACACACTCGTCCAGCGGGGCACTGTCAGGGATGTTCAGCCGGTGCACCTCGGCTAGCCAGTCACGCACATCCCGCACGGTCGCCTTCTCCGCATCCAGATACACGCCAATGGACGCGTCACTCTTGACACTCATTGCAATCACTCCAATCTAGAAATCGTCCGGGTCTTCACGGTCGTACTGGTCGGCGATCATCGAATAGATCACCGCCTCCTGATAGTTCAAGAGCTGCTTCTCTTCAGGCGTGAGTGTCGAAGTCAACGTTCACCTCCCTCGCCTTGATGATGAAATCCCACAGGTCGTCAGCGGTTTCCTTGTTCGGGCATGAGATCGCCCACGAGGTGAACTCCCGCAGCATGTGATCCTTCATGGCACGGGCACCCAGGTTCCACCACATGCGATTCGAGGAATCCCCTGTGCCGATCACGCCGTGCATGGCTCGTCGTCTGCTTCGGTCGGCACGGTTAAATAGGATCCGCAACTCAAACACCTCGCATCCAAGAAATAGAAGCTGATCCTGTTGTCATCGAAACGGGCAGCAACAGCGAGCGTGTCGTTACCACACAAGCACGTGTGTTGCGGACCAGCCCACGAATAGTCCGGGCCGTCAGGGATCTCATTGAAGGCCACCTTCACGGGCTTAGACACGCACCCACCTGTCACCCACATCGTGCTGGCACGAACAATTCAGGTCCGTGCAGCGCAGATGCGCCTGGGTAGCACCAAACCTGTCACCCATGCTGTTCAGGTCACCGCCTGCTCGGCAATGGGGGCAGATCACGACGCCTGCTTCACGTTCTGAAGCCCCACATACGCCGTCACCGGCACCACCTCGAGCCGGATCCCCACCTTCCGTCGCAGCTCACGCCGCTGATTCGGTGACAACCCACCCCAATACCCATACTCCTCATGCCGCAACCCCCACTCCAGGCACTGCGACTGGATACGGCACGAGTAGCAGGTCTGGTGAATGATCTGCTTCTCCATCACCGTCACGTTCGACGGCTTGTCCGGGTAGAACAAGCTCGTACCGATGGACGCGCACTGTTGCGTGCCGTCGAATGCCGGGTAGCGCATTACTGCATCGCCTCGGCATACCTTGCAATCACCTCAGGCTTAATGCGCCCACGCGCACCCACCTCGATGCCCTGGGACTTCGCCCAGGCACGAATCGCACGCGAATCCACCTTGCTAGTGGTGCTAGTGGTGGGGGTAGGGGCTGGTGCCTCATCCACCACGGGCGCAACCTCGGGCTGAACCGCCGGAGTCCACGACGGGACCATCACGTGCGGGTATTCCTCAATCGATGTCGAATCCATTACCTTCTCCTACTTGTTGTCATGGCAGGTGCAGGCGCACCGCCGATCCGAATTCACCAACCACACAATGCATTTCTCGTGCAAGTCATCAATGCACCAGCCAAACAGGGCCGGCTTCCCCCTGCTAGTCATGCCTCATCCTCGAGTACCGACACCGAGTAGGCACCATCCTGGGCTAGTGGTGCCACAACCAGCGTGGACTGCTGCACCACTGTCTCCACCCAATCCAACGCACCGTCCATGTCATGCGCGAACCACGACACAATCGTGTCCGGGGCACCATCAGAATCGGTGAACGTGACCATGAACCCATCCGGGGGCCGCTCGATGAGCGTCGCCACAATCCGCTGAAACACCATTCGCATTCCTTCCAGCTCGTGCTAGTGCTGCCACCACCACCCCCGGAGGGGATCTCGAGGGGGTACGAAACCCGCACCTCCGGGGATGATGGAGCCAGAACTACCGTGCTAGTGCTGCCCGGTCACACAATTCTAGTCTCATATTGCATGCAACATATACCGACACTCCGACATCGTGCTAGTCCTGCGATCCCACCCGGTAATCCCCGAGCTGGCCTGCCCCTTCCACCATGGTCTGCGCCGCCCACAATGTCCTGAATGCGGCACCGTCCCACCTGCCACCCCACACGTGCCACAAATTGCCGACCCTCATAACCCTGTAGCGCGTCTCCTCATGGCGATACCACCCCGGCGCCATACGAACCCAAGCCCCACCAGTCGGTCCCAGCACCTGTCTCGGGGTACGTCTGCGCGACATCAGCTCACCCCCTCCCCCGTGCATGCGACCAGCAGTAGCGTCCCGTGCGGACGTGCCCACGGCACCCCTCGTAGTCGCACTGTCCGTCGAATCCTGGCGACCCGTAGTGCAGCACCGTCCCGTCCCGACTAATCCTCGAGCCCGTCACGACGACACCCCCTCGGGATCCCAATTG